TATGCCGAATTAACATCTTCCCCGTCACCGAATCCCACAATGGTGACTGGCAACTCTCGAGCCAAACTGTTTGCGAACTCCCTGCCTGGGCCATCACCATCTGCGAATACAAAGATTCGTTCGAAGTCAGCAAGCAATCGTGTGTAGTGTTTCTTCCAACTGTTTGCACCTGGTACTCCAACACAAGGTATGCCAACACAACGAGACATAGTAAGTGTATCGAGTTCACCTTCGCATACTCCAATCCAATCACCTGCTCGTTCAATATCTAACACGTTGTACATCTTTGTGTCTGCACCTACCATACCCATGTACTTAGGTTCAACAGCAGGGTTGAGTGAGCGAAATCGTATGTCTGAGATGCCAGTCTTAGTGATGTAAGGAATTGACAAGCGTCCCGTGTACTGCTCATGTCCTGGTTCAGGCTCCGCGACTACGCCTAATCGTGCCAACCGTGCTACCTCCAGAGTTATACCCCTGCTTCGAAGGTAGACCTCTGCCTGATAGATGCTTTCCTGGTACTTTTTGGACGCTATGCCCAAGAGTTCCTTCTGCGAATTTTGCTGCCCCACGTATGTCACATCCTTCTTGTTGTGCTATGATTTGTAAACTATTTCCTTGTACACCGCAAGCAAAGCACACAAATAGATTATCATCTAGGTTTGCAGTTCCACTCTGATGTGAGTCACCATGGAACGGACACTTCAGATTAACTTGCCCATGGTCACGACGCATACTAGCACCATAGTGTTCTAGTACAGCCTTGATGCTGGGTAAATCATTCACCGAATATATCTCCTAATCGTAATACTAAATATGAATCTGCTATTGACTTTCCTCTAGCTTTGATAAGTAACGCTGGGAGGACGGTGTCACGGTCGATACCCCTTGCTTCTGCATAATGCGTTGCTTCAATCTGTGCTTCTTTTGTCCAACCACTAAGGTCAATGGCATTGCCTGCACCTGGTGCCTTGCATTCGATGACGCCAATGCTTCCAAGGAAGTCTTTGCGGACAACAACGTCGCCCTCATCTCGCGCACCTGTTCGAGCAAGTCGTTCACTATCGTATCCATTTGCTCTAAACCAGTCTCGGATGTCTGTTTCGTACGTCGCACCTCTAGCCTTGTGACTCTTGCGTGTCGTCATCTACTTCGTATTCCTTTGGTAGTTCGAACTTGTCAATGACCAAACGTAATCTATCTTCATACTCTTTAGTCAGCGCAGATACTGCATCTTGCCAACCTTCAACGTATGCTTCTTGTCGCATAATCTTTAGTGTCTTTTCCATTAGCATTCTTTCTCCTCATTCTTTTGTTTGTCCAGCAAATATATCTAATGCATCCATAGGATACAAATGTTGCGGTGGTACGTACCAAGTTCTTTCATTATATCTAAACTCATCCTTTTTACACTGACTTCCGTATGACCAACCAATTGCTTGGTATGGAGCACCTAGCCAATCTGGTCCTACACGCCTTGTCTTATGGCGCATACCATCTGACATTAAGATGTAGACCAAAGAGTCATCATCGCGATTGGTATACCTTAACTTAGGTTGGTCACTAAATGTATAGCGAACCTCACCAAGTCCAGGAATATCTAATTCTGTTTTCCATTTATTAAAATGAGGAACAAAATCTGTCTTACCAATCATACGAGCAAATGCTAACTCACTGCCAGCAGCAACGGCGTGCTGCCACAACTCCCAAAGGTCGCCCTCTGAATAGTTAACATTCCTAGTTGGGTCTCCGAAGTATACCTTCTGTCTCTGATACCCAACCTCTACTGCAATTGCTTCTTCTTGTGGTGTCAGAGAGTATGATGTAATCATACGTTCTCTGGTATATCATCAATGAACATGTACTCAGGATTGAAAGCAACCCATGTCATGAGTCCTCCCCCTGCGTCAGCTCTACCGTATCTATTCTTAACAGGTGCAACACCCATAGAAGTACCAACAACGCCGAGGGTGCATATAAGAGCAGGAAGTTGAGCAACCTTGCCCTGAATAGCCGACCGTGGTTGACACGGGCTACCTTGGACAGCCTCCGAAGTGTGGTGTAGTACAACCACTGCAGCGTTAGTCGCTCTCGCAAGATACTTCAACTCCTTCATGATTGCACGCATTGATGCAAACTCTTCGCCACCATCGGTGGCTACATCCATTAAGTTATCTACTACAATTAAAGTTGGAGGGCAACCCCATAGTTCTTCGAATGCTTGCACCTCTTCGTCAATATCTTGAAGTGTTGGTGCTGATTCAAATGACCAGACAATGTGTGCACCTTTAGCAAGCGTTGCCTTAGTCCAACCATGGTCTGTATTCATCAATGCTTCAACGTCTGTCTGTGACTTACCTGAAATCATTGAGGCTAATCGCATAGCCATCGTGTGTGCATTGGTATCTGCTGAGATATAAAGTGTTGGGACTTTCATCTTCAACGCTAAAGCCAGTGCTAGTGTTGACTTTCCGACTCCAGGTGCGGCTGCGAACATCGAAACCTCAGAGCGCCTAATGATAATCTTGTTACTTTCGAATGCCTTAAAGCAACTAGGGAGCGGTTCTCCACCAATACTGGAACGACCAACTGAGCGGACAAGTGTACGCATCCTGATTCATTCCCTTCTTTGTAGAAAGAACGCAGCCACTTCTGTGGTGTACGTCGGTAGCTGCGTTCCTTCATTAACGTTTTAGTTTACTGGCTTGCACTGGTCGGGTGTCCCCTGTGGGGTTGGGCATGCCCAGAAAGCGTAAGGCTTTCCACTGGCTTTGCTCACTCCTTGTCGGAAGATTCTCGCTCCGTGTATGCACGTCGGGCTCGCTGTTCCTGATGGAGTTACCGCGCTTGGTGGAGGTGTAAGTGACGGACCCTGCCCCTGGCTGGGAGCGGAGGACGTGAATTGCGTAGTGCTTGGAGTTGAAGGCGTGGTCCCCAAAGGGGCTGCATTGTAAGCACCTACAACCAATCGTTGTACCGCTGCTACTTGTGTTGAGTAGTCACCAACACCTTCAAGCAACACACTTAGTTCGTCAGCGGTGTTAGCACGGACGTTAATCATGTCACCAGCAGGTGTCTTGTAACTAACTTGTAGTTTCCATTCTTCCATTTGTTATCCTATCTTCGTTGAGAACTGACAGTGTGCTGTCAATCCACATTTATATTGGCAGTTGTTTGTGTTCGGTAAAAATATTCCAGCCTTACGAGCCTTGTCAAATCCTGCTACAAGGTACTCAAGTTTATCCTCTGTGTACTGCTCGAGGCTAACAAGAGGTGACACACCGTGCTGACGTGCCATCCAATAGGTCCCCCACTTAACATCGATACCAAAGGTCTTTAATATACCGACCTTGTAGAATCCAAGTTGCAGTGTATTGGTTGGTGTTTGCTGAGAGGTTTTCAAGTCGACGATAACCAGTTCGCCATTGACTTCAAACACCCTGTCAAGAATCATCTTGACTGGCACGCCAGCAAATTCAGGTAGCATCGCTAACTCAATGGCTGGTACGCCTTGTGGTGTTTTCCACAACTTCCAGTCAGGGTTGGCCTTACGCCAATCGATGTATGCTTGGACCCATTGAGGTCCAGTCGATTGCCAGAAGGTAACATCTTCTTTGTTTGGGTTAGCCTTAGTAGCACGACCACCAACACGAGCGTTGGTTAGGTCCTTGCCTTCAGCTTCTTGTGCCCAGGCTTTCGCCCATAGTTCACTATTCAGCATGCTCTAAGTCCCACAATTCTGTAGCTGTATGGAAGGCAGAACCCCCCACTGACCAGACTGATGGCTCCTCAGGTACCTGAAGCAATCGCCCTAGGTAGTACTGATATCCACAGTCAACGTATGTACTGAACGCTGAGTAACTCACGTGTTCAGGTAATTCATAATCTCCAAGTTGAATCATTCCCCAACTATAACACACTCAGACATCAGTGCCAATAGGCACACCTAAGTCGCTTACTTACACTGTCAGATTCTATGTGTATAATTAATATTAATATATAATAATATAAACCCCCGAAGGGGGTTATTATATATATAATATATATACTATAGGAGATACTATGTTAGAAGTTTTCTTTGGAGTACTACTAGCCATCGCTGTACGCGATGTCTACTTAGAACTGATTGAAAGATACAGACAGTACCGATTCAAGAAGGACATGAAGGCATTCCAAGACCTGGTCGAGGACTTCGAAGCCGACGATG